CAAGAGAGAAGCCATAGAAGAGCAGAATCAAAAGATGGCTGTACTTACCTCTGAGATCCAGGAGATTATTGTTCAGGAAGAAACTATCTCGAAGCTGAACAAAAAGATCCGAGAGATGGATGGATTACAAACAACCCTGGAAACTAAGTTTAAGGGCGTGAACAAAGAAATCCAATTCCTTATTGCTAATGATAACTGTCCTACCTGCAAGCAAGAGATCCATTCAGAATTTAAAGAGGATTCTCTTTCTGAGAAAGCAAAAAAAGTAGCTGAGTACAAAAAGGCAATCTCCGAACTCACGATCCATATTGAGAACCACAAAGAAGAGTTAGATTCCCATATGCGATCTATGGAAGAAATAGATCGAAGAAACAAGCAGATAGAAAAGATTCAGCTTGATCTTAATTACATTCGTAAAGATATTCTCCGTATTCAGGAAGAGAACAAGAAACTATTAAAAGAAAAACAACAGAATATCCAGAAGAACAGGGAAGAGTATGATGCCCTGAATTCTGAATGTCAGAAGCTATCTGATGAACGAGACAGATTACTGGAGTTGCAGCACCAGCATTCTATTGCTGCTTTGTTGCTAAAGGATGATGGAATCAAGACAAAGATCATCAAGTATTACCTGCCAGCAATGAACAAGCTGATTAACAAGTATCTTCATGCCCTGGAATTCTATATTAACTGGAATCTGGATGAAAACTTTAACGAAGTTATTAAACAGGCAAACAAGGAATCGTTTACCTATGCTTCTTTCTCTGAAGGCGAGAAGCTAAGGATTGATCTTGCTATTCTCTTTGCCTGGAGAGAGATTGCTAAAGCCAAGAACTCTACAAACTGCAACATCCTGATCCTAGATGAAATCTTTGATTCATCTTTGGATGGAGCAGGTATTGATGACTTTATCGGAATCATCAATACCGTTTCCGAGAACACAAACGTCTTTATTATTTCACACCGTGGCGATCAGGTAGCAGATAAGTTCAGCAACACAATTAAGTTTGCTAAGTTAAACGGGTTCTCTAAAATCGTATAGGAATTGTCTTGTCAATAAGAAACCCGATCCGATTGGAGTTGGCTGCCATAGCCAACTCCTTTTTTTCAAATATAAAGTCAGTGTCATGATCAATAAAGATAATGTCGTTTTCTTCGACAGCAGGATGAGTAAGTGCGTTAGCCATCGGATTCACGACATTTGTTTCAATCGCTCTCTTTAGATGTCTGGCACCATATTCTTCTGAGTAACCAATATTGATTAGCTCATCCTTTGCTTTATCAGACAGAATAAACATAATCTTTTTCTCTTCAGATTTAGATATTCTATTCTGTACATCATACAATTCAAGTTCCAGAATTTCCTTGCAATCTTCACGAGTAAGTCGGGAGAACATAACTGTTTTGTCCAGCCGATTGATAAACTCAGGAGAAAACTTCTTTTTCATAGAAGCTTTTATTGTTTCATCCAGTTGTTTCTTTTCCTGCTTTTGTTCGTGAAAACCAAACTTAACTGTTTTTTCTTTAATCTCAGACATGCCGATATTTGAGGTCATAAAGATAAACGATGTTGCAAAATTCACATCATTATTATCTCCAGTAGTCATGCAGCCTTTGTCAAAGATTCCAAGCATGATATTGAAAAAAGTTGAAGAAGCTTTCTCGATTTCATCCAGTAGAATAATAGTTGGCTTTCCTTCCTGTTCAATTCTTTCCTTTGAGAAGATGGGTTTTGTTTCAGTGTGTCCAATATATCCGGGAGGAGAACCAACCAACTTTGCGATGTCATATGGACTCTGAAATTCCCCACAGTTTACAACAAGCGGTTTTGTCTTAAAGTAATCAGCGATCTCATGAACAATTTTTGTCTTGCCTGTTCCAGTAGGACCAGCAAAGAAAAATATTCCCAGTGGACGATCTTCTGCACACAAATCAACAAATGCCTTTTGTACTCCATGACAAACTTCCTTTACTGCTTCTTCCTGGGAAACGATTCGGCTTCTCAAAAAATTATATAACTCCAATGCTTCACCGTTTAACGGCTTAAGATCAAGGATCATGCGAGAAAACCTCCTGACATTATTTATAAATATGAGTAGACTACTACACCTAAATGGCTAAACTAGCTTATAAGATCAGGAAGATAAACGAGAGTATTGCAGCTGCATGTACCTCTGCGATTGGAACAATGTGGTGTGTATA